CGCCGCGGGGCCCCGAAACGGGGTTGTCTTTTCCCTTTGCTAGGAGTAACCTTGTGTCAGCAACGTATCGCTCGATACCCTGGACCGTCACCAATACTACTGGTTTCCATGCGTCATGCGTTACCGAAAGTGGTACCGTAAACGAAGGAGACCGGTATAACACTCTGACAGTTGAGGAAACGGAACCAACCGAATATTTTCCGCATTTGGAAAATAGTTGGCGAAGTGCCCCAACCGATGGTGTTTGGTCGAAGATCAAAGAGTCGGGCGAGATCAAGATGACGCCGATGAGTGCAGGTAAAACAACTGTCGACAATTACGTTGGCAGCTTCCTGCTCGACCTCCAGCATTTGTCGTACCAAGGGCGAGGGTGTGCGAGTTGCCCACCCTCTACATATAATGCCCATGACGTACGATTATTGCACAATGAGATCGAATACATCGAACAAGGTGATCTGACCTACTGGAGAACCAAGTTTCCAGACGTACCCTACTATGGGCTCATCGAAGAGCCCGATTTGGATCGTTTGGAGCGTATTAAGAGCCAGGCCTACCAAGACCTGTTTCAACAATACAACCTTGGTGAGGAGCTATATGAATTGCTTGACACTCTCAAACTCCTACGGAACCTCTTGAAGAGGGCCTACAGGTTATTAAGAGATTACAAGCGGTTCATTAAGAGCATTAGGAACCATCCGGATAAGGAGAAGATGATCGCGAAGGCCTGGTTAGAGTTGCAGTATGGCATTATGCCAATTGCTTACTCGATACTGGACATTCTCGGTCTACTCACTGACTCCGAAGGTAACTATCGGACAATCCGCCGGGCATACAATGTCCCAGGAAAGTCCATTGCTCTGCCCTCTAACGGCACCTTCTTCTTTGAGACAGGTGTCGTATCTATCGTTTACCGTATCACGGTGAAAGGTAGATGGGCTAACTCCACGTCCAAAACCGCTGACCTTGTTAATGTGAACCTCCTTACAACGGCCTTCGCTGTGTTCAAATACAGCTTGGTCGTCAGGTGGTTCATAAACCTTAACTCGGTCATCGATTCTTGGGTCAAATCCTTTACCTCGTCTGCCCTTGAGTTTAAGGGTTGCGTGGCAAGGCGTACAAGCAAAGATGTCGGAGTTCACTTTCAACTGGAGCACGACAGTCGTGTGACAGCTTACTACAGTGGTTGGCATTCGGGTTGCCAGGCCTACGTGTACCCTTCTCAGGGTCCCGAGACCAGAGGCGACGTCCGTGTGATGACCACTAAGCTTCAACACTACACTGAAGACTCCTATGAGAGAGAACTCTTTCTACCCACCGATACCAAGTTCGTGCTTGACATCAATTTGTCCTTGAAAAGGATTCTTGATGCGATAGCACTATTGGTAGTCCGTACTAACCAGTCCTTACGAGGCTTGTAACATTATGGCAATTGCCACAATGCAGCTGTATTCACAGCAACCTAATGGCGTAACCTATGCACTTCCGGAGGACCCGGATTGCACGGTACGCTTCAAGACCAGCTCCAGCCCGAAGACCCTGGATGGCAAACGCGTCACGAACTACGTCACCGAAATCATGATGAACGACCAGCATCCGCTGGTCATCGGTGACGACAACGTGAACGACGCCTTGTCCGTCCGTGTAAGGGTCTCTGGTTCCGCTGAGTCCATGGACCGTCTCGAAGAGATGGTGGGCAATCTCACGGCCAAGCTTCCGAGCTGGCTGACCGAGAACGTCCTCGTGGGGTTCCGTCCGACCACCCTCCCGGTTTCGGGTTCGGAGTGATATTAGAGCCGCTTGGCTCATCTGTCAAACCGTCCTAACACCGTAAGAGGTATGTCGTGGACCTTATTCAAAGCACCATCCGTGCCTATCAAAGGTTGCTCTCTAAGTGGGCTTTTCCGAAGCCTACGTCGCTTCCTGAGGAGTTCGCAATCAAGCGATTCCAAAAGAAGTTCGAGCGCCCCACACCTGGGAAAGAAGATCAACTCAAGCTCCAAGCTTGGGAAGATTTCATTTCCTTTGACGTTAACCTACCATCACGTATCCTCCGCCCTTCAGGCGAGTGGTATAAAGCCCGACACTTGCTTCACAGCTGGTGTCGAGGTGATTTTCGACGAAGTGCAGTCGACTTCCCGCAAGGGTCGTCATTCTTGCCAACACGAGGACTCAATTCGATTGAATCTCGTTTGTCAAGAGGCACATGGAGTTGTACGCCTGAAAACTTTGATGAGTTTTCACGATTGGTGTACAATCATAAAGCTCTTAAACGAGCAGCTCGTCGGAGATATACCAAATGGTACCTAAAGCAGCAGGTCTCAGAAAGCCGTAGAGATTCCGAAAGAATCCTATGGAATCGCTTCAGATCATCCGATGATCCGGGCTATGAGATCTTTAGATGGAAATTGGAACGCATTACTCAGTTCGTTAGGGGAAGTCGTTTTTCGACAGTCCCTAAGAATAATGAGAAGAGGCGTCCGATCAACATCGAAAGCTTCGGTAACATTCTCGTACAGCGGCAGCAGGGAAACTTCCTAAGGTCTTGTCTGCAACGCATTGGTATCGACCTTGATACGCTTGCGGAGCAGCATAAGATCGCCATCCGGAACTCCGGTGTGGCGACAATAGATTTGAAGAACGCTTCAGATAGTAACACTATCGCGCTTTCGGAATTTCTATTGCCTAGGAGTTTGTTTGAGTCTCTAAACCGCTCACGGAGCTTCATGCTCTTAGGCGGCGATGGGGAGTACCATGTCCTTAAGAAGATGTCTTCCATGGGAAACGGGTACACCTTTGAGCTCATGACCCTA